TCAACGCCCAGTGCCTCGATAGCAAGCCTCTCGGCTTCGGCAAGGATAGCGAGCTGTCCGGCAAGTCGCTCGCCACGAACGCCCGTCTCTTCCAGGGCAGCACGTGCGTCGTTGAAGGCCTTTTGGGTATCGCGGAGAGCGTGAGCGCCCGGGGGGATGCCCCTGACGAGGTCGACCCACTCCTGGATTGGCGCAAGAGAGTCGAGGAAGGGCGCCCAGTCAACCCCAAAGGAGTCGGGATCAGTCGGGTCAGTTGGGTCGCTACCGATTCCCGGTGGCGGCCACTCGATATCGTTAATCCACCCGACGATGTCCTCGAAAGTAAAACCCAGCCCCTCGAACGCGCCGGCCTCCTGCAGCGCGAGGGCCGTTGCAAGCGCCTGCGCCTGCGCCAGTCTGAACTGGGCCTCGGCAAGCTCGTCGACTACCTCTGTCGGCAGAGAAGCACCGAGCCGGACGAGACTCTCGACGAAATCTACGCCCAGGGCCTCGATTGCAAGCCGTTCCGCTTCGGCCAGATCGCGCAGTGCATCGCCGAGCCGCCTGGTTGGGATTCCACTTGCTTCCAGCTGAAGGCGTGCTTCATCAAATGCCGCCTGCACCTCCCCCAGTGCCTTCATCCCGGGGGTCACTCCGTGAAGAAGGTCGAGCCACTCCTGGACAGCATCGAGGGCCGCATCCAGGCCTGACGTGTCAAGCCCTTCTTCCCCACCGCGATCGCCTTCGCCTACCGGGGGAGGCAGCCAGTTCTCCGGATCATTAATGAAATCGAGAAGCTCCTCCATGTCATCTTTTACGCTGCCACTGATAAGGCCCAGCGCAACGTACTGTTGAAACAGGAAGTTAAGCTCCGCCCTCTTCAACTGGAAGTTGAGGCGCTCGAGCTTCGCCCGAACCTCTTCGGCCATCTCGGTTTGGTTCATATGATCGAGAAGGCCGGCAGCCATGTCCAGCAACTCGATCCTGGCCTGCTTGGCCAGCTGCCCGAGCACGCTGTTGAACCGATCAATTGAGATGACTCCCTCATCTACCATCTCGCGAAGGAAGTCAAGGTTCTCTCGTAGGTCGCGAATTCGGGCCTTGGCTTCCTCCATTGGGAGCCCGAAGCTGTCGATCACTTCACCGGCGAGTTCTTTCAGTGCACGAATCTCGGCAAGATTGATCTGCCAGAACGCGACCGCCTGCTCCCCTGTCTCGTCTAGTAGGGCCTGGTTCTCTTCTCTGATCTTGTCGAACGCAGAGCGGATGTCAGCTGCCCGGCCGCCGGCGTCACCAAGCCCATACGTGCCACCCTCGACCGCCCCTGGCCCGAGGTACTGCTGGATCGGGCTCTTCACCTGATCCATCAGCCGGTCGATGGCCTCCTCACGAAGGCGCATAACCTCCTCTTCAGACTGCCCGAGCGCGCGCGCCTGTTCGAGAAGCGCATCGTACTTGTCAATGACCGCCAGTAGTTCCTGGTTGAACTGCGGCAGCATCTGGGTGGTGAGTTTCGCTATCTCTTCGTTGAAGCCCTTGATCTGATCTTCCAAGGTTGGCCCAGATGGGGCGCTACTGCCGGTACCCTTTCCGAGGTTGTTGAGGGCCTGTTGCAATTCCTCGTCTGAAATCAAGTCTGGCAAGCTGCCCAGTAGCTCCACGGACCTTGCCAGCGCTGCGTCAACGGCAGCTAGAGCGGCAAGCTGAGCCTGAGCAGCAGCCATCTGCGCTCGCATCGTAGAGATTTCGCGGCGGGCAAGCTCCATCTTGCCCTCCGTGTAGGCCTGGCCAGCCAGGAGCAATGCCTCTTCTATCGCGATCTGCGAACGGGCAATCTCTACGGAAGCTTGCAGCTGAGCAATCTTGGCTTCGGTCTCAGCTCGCTTGCTTTCGAGGTCGGCCTGACGAGCCAGCTCCTGCGCGGCAAGAAGAGCAACTTCGCGATTGAATGCTGCGACCTCACGTCTCAACGCGTCTTCGCGAGTCTCGGAGATTCCAAGCAATGAGTCGCGGAGGCCCTGCAGGTTCCTCTCGAAGTCTTGCCTGATTGCTCCCGTTTCGATGCCGAGTTCGGTCGCACGACGAAAGGTTGCGAGGAAGTCGTCTACCGCGGTACCAATCGTCAGGGCGGCATTAGACGCCGCCTCGCCAACCTCTGGCAGGCGATCGATTGCCAAGGCGAAGTCGATGTCACGAGCAAGGCCCTCGAACGATTCAGCAAGGGAGTTCTCAATTGCAGAGCGAACATTATCGGAAATCCCTCCGATCTCTCCGGACTTTAGGGCCTGCAAGATGGCGAAGTCGACAGCGTCGGCCATGTCCTCAAACCTGGCGACCATCCCGTTTGCGAAGACGGAATAGACGCCCTCCCTCACCTTGATGCTGATGAGCGCCTCGCTGAGGTCAATGGATGCGTTCAGCGCATCGAGAGCGGACTGAATCCCCTGAGAGATGGCCCTAGTGAACGCGCCACCGATAACACCCATCTCTCCTTCAATCTTCGTAGCAAAGAAGGAGACCGTACCGTCGATAGACTGCTTGAAGTTGGCAAGGAACTCATCGGCACCCTTGGCCATGAACGAACCGAGCGCAGAACCGGCCGCGCCTCCGATTGCAGCTCCGGCGGCGACGTTACCACCGGCAAAAGCGCCGATGATTCCGCCAATGACTGTGCCGATTAGGCCACCCTCGGCGCCGTAATTCGCACCACCAGTCTTCTCATCTCCGATGGCCTGCAGGGCCCCCAGGCCAGCAATCAAGGCCCCCATCTTGGCGGCGTTCTTCTCCCACTTCGTCGCGTTGCCATCTAGAACGTCACCCATCTTCTGGAGCGCGACCACAAGGTCGCTGGCTCCGTGGAGCATCGTCGACAGTCCGGAGTTCGAATCCTCGAACCCGTCAGCTATGTCGTCGAATACCCCGGCGGCAAGATTGCGCATCTCTCGAAGCCCCTTGCGGCGCTCCCTCTCTTCCTTGGCGATCTTTTGAGTCTCTTCACGCAGCCTCTTCGCCTCTTCTGCGCTAAATTGCAACGACATACCGTAGATCCCGACTCCGGTGGCGGCAACATCGATCGATCCGGCCATCTCGATCCAGGCGAGCCCCATATCCTGAGTAAACCCGAGAAGAGTTTTCCCCGCCTCGATGTCGCCCTCACCGAAAAGGCTAAACTGGCCGCCAGTGTCATCCGGAGCTTCGCCACCCAAGAACGAGAACTGGGTAGCCCCTCGATTGCTCTGCGCCTCGCCGAGATCTTTCCAGTTCTGGGTAGCCTGCTTGATGACCGACTCACCGTCGATGAGCTGCTGGATTAGGGCGCGGTCCGCCGCAGAAAAGCTGTCTGAACTCTTCAGGCCGGCATCGATAGCCCTGCTAAGCAACTCAAACCTTTTTTCGCCAAGAGGAATAGCGGAGATTAGCCGGTTGTTAGTCTCGATTGACTTCCTGACGCTATCTTCCCACCCCTCGGTCGCGATAGAGGCCTCAGTGAACTCCACCCCGAGGCTCGCCAGTTGCGTTTCAAGATCCCTGATTACCGCCTCGTACTCAGCGGCCAACTCGGCGCTCTCGGCCGTCCCGTCGTTGAGCGTCGCCTGGGCAAGCCTGGCATTGCGCAACTGAACAAGCAGGTCTTTGTAGCGATCCTCAAGTGCCACATTGGAACGGGCCAGTTCCTCGGCCGCCTCCTTGGCGATGTCTATCTTCTCTGTCATCCCGTCGATGTCAGCCTGGACGTCTTTCGCCTGCCCCTCCAGACGCTCAATGCTTTCCGTTAGCTTGTCGAACGCATAAGATCCGAAGTTAGAGTCGCTCCGGCGCTGCCTTAGATCCTCGATCTCCTTGTTGATACGCCCCAGCTCAACGCCCATCATGCGCAGCTTCGAGGCGTCAGATAGTGTCCCAAAGAGGCTCTGAATTGCATTGATGTTGGTTTGGGCGAACCTTCCAAGGGCAGACAGGATCCACCCTAGCGCCTCGCCGACATCCTTCAGCCAACTAATGAACGCTTCGTCTTCAGCAATTGCCTTGATTGTGGCGGCAAAGTCCTTGAATCCGGGTGCGAGGCCCTCTCCAACCGCCTTCGACATCTCAAAGATTGCGGTTGAGACCCTGTTGAAGTTAGCATTCAGCGACTGCGAGGCCGCCTCGATCTCGGTCCCGGCAAGCGTCTTCTTGGCGGCCGCGGTGAACTCCGGCAGGAAGTCGTCAGTAAGGACCTTGCCCTGCTTGATCAGTTTGTTGAATTCGGCGGTCGTGAGCCCCATCGACCTAGCGGCCAACTGAAAGGCTCCTGGCAGGTGCTCGCCCAACTGACGGCGCAACTCCTCGGACTGGACAGTTCCCTTGCTCATCATCTGTTCGAGAGCAAGGAACACGAGGCTGGCCCGGTCGGCATTGATGCCGAGGACCGTGATGACCTCGGAGATGTCGGTGAAAATCTTCCTAGCCTTCTCACCCTCAAGAGCGGTACCACTCGCGGCCGCGGTGAACCTCGCGTAGTTGCCAGCAGTGTTGCGCAGGTCGAGTCCTAGCCTCTTGACAAGGTCTGTGACGAACCCGATTTCCTTAGCAGCGGCCGAGTGGGAGCCCGCTACTGCGCGCAGAGTGTTGGTCAGGCGCTCCCAGTCGCGCTGGGCATTCAGTGCTGCCCTACCGAGATCCACGATCTCTCGCGCGAGGTAGCCGACTCCGAGTGTCAGCATGACTCGGCGCAAGTTGATCAGGCCACCGGCTAGGCTGCCAACGCCGGCCCGCGCCCTGCCTGTTGCCGGGGCGACGTGCCCTAGTCCGCCCTGGACCTGTTTGATGCCAGACGCAGCGGGGCCAGCTGCCTTCGCCATGTCGCGAAGGGCGGTAGTGATCTTGTTCAGCGTGCTGGCAGTCCTACCTGCCGACAGCTTGATTTCGATGTTATATCTTGGCACTAGTTACTTGCCGCCCCTCGCCCCCTTTCGCTCCTCTTCCTGCTCAACGGCGAAGAGGTACAACTCGGCGTCGAGGGCATGCCACGCGGTTAAATATGCATCGCGGACACTGGGGTCCTGTAACCCGTGCTCGTCAAGTAGGCATAGCTTTTCACTCAGTGGAATGGGGCCATATCCACCGAACGAGGGGGTCCTCTGTAGGTACGAGTAGAGGTCCCAGAATGGCTTCGACGCAGGGCCCAAGGCGGGGCAACCGGGGCGATCAACTGCCCCCGTACGCGGGTTGATGATGGGGCCGAAGTGCTTAACTTCGGCCCCATCCATCATGGCCTTGGAGATCCCGTCGCGCTGGATCTTCGGAAGGTTGTCCCAGTGGCGGAGCATCCAGCCCCGCCACTCGGCTAGTTTTTTGCCGTGGCCCGAAGGAACTCGTCGCGGTACTTGGTCTGCTCCTGAGCCTCCTCGACGATGAGGTCGAAGAGTCTCGGGTTATCGCACAGGACCTTCAGACCGATCTCTGGCGTGTACTTGGCCTCCTCCAGTTCCTCACCGTCGTCGGAGACCTCGTTTACCCCGCGCCAGTCGGCAAGAATGAAGTTTGCGACGCCCTCAAAGTCCTTCTTGGTGTACAGCTGGACAGCCTCGTCATCGAGCTCGAAGTCGAAAGCCCTGTCGCCAGCGCCGATCGAGTTCTTGAGGCTAGCCGTCACAACCGGGCCCATCAGCGCACTGGAAACCTTTTGCCGATGCTTCTCGTGATCCCTGTTGCCCCAGCGCCGGATCTTCAGGGTGATCCCCTCGCCCCACGTTTCCTCGGTGCCTTCTACCCAACGGTAGTCGGCCAGACCAAACCTCTTTTCAATACTCAGAAACATCAGAACCTCCTTAGAACGAAACTTGTCCGGTGGCCGTGACCACCGGACCGGAGACCCACTTCAACCACGCCGGTCACACCGGCGGGGAGAGAAGGTCAGACTACGACGTCGCCCTGGTGAGCGTACCCGTCCCCTCCAGGGTGACCGGAGCATCGGCAGCATCGCCTACCCCGCCGCCCATCGGAGAGTAGCTGGCCAGGAGGCAGTTGCCGGTGTAGCTTGGGTTGGTCGCGCTGGCCGCAGCCGAAGTCGGCAGCAGAATGCACTCGAATGCTGCGGCGCCATTGAGAGGCCACAGCGTCGCGTCGACCTCGCCGGCGGCGAAGTCCTGCCTGAAGGTCACATCGAACGACCAGTCGATCAGTCCGACGCCCTTCTGCTTGAACGTGTCACCCATGCAGGAAAGATCCTGGATATCCGCCGAGGTGCTCAGGGTTACCGAGGCGACGTGATCGGAAAGATCGACAGCGTTGACAGTCAGCGAGGCGTCCTTGAAAACAAACTTGGCCATTTACTAGCTCCTATGTGGCCGCGATGGCCAATGAATGGAAGAAACTGAACACCGGGCTTCCCCCGCCAATGGTGTAGGTGATCCTCCACCAAGTATCGGTTACCGGACCAACAAGGGTAGAGAGTTGAGAAGTCACCGCAGTCGCCTGGGTGTGTGTGATACGCGTAGTCTCCGCCCCGCCCCAGGTGTCGGCGGTATCGCTCTCCACGACAACATCGAGGGTGGGAGTCGTTCCGCTCACCGCGAAGACGTGCAGGGCGCTGCGGATTGTCTGGGCTGATGTAGCCGCCCCTAGTTGGTATCCAGCTTCGACGCCGGTGGTCGTAACCCCGGACTGAGTGCCCAGGACGCGGCCGCGGAAAAGGTCATCCAACTCGACGGTCAGATTAAACGGAGCAACGTCCGAGATACCGCCAAACTTGCTCAGGGTGCTGATGATTCCGGTTCCAAAGTAGGAAACCGTACCAACCGCAGCCCCCGCCTCGACGCCGAGGGAGACGACGTTACTACCGCCAGCCTCGTACAGCGTCTGCAACCCGGTCTGAACCTCACCGCCGGTGTAGTAATCAACAAACCCGCTGAAGTCGACGCTACCGTCGGTCATTCCAAGGACCTTCTCGTGGAACGTGCTGCCCACAACCGAAGCATCCTGAACATCAGCGCCAAGGGAAACGGAGAGATTGTTGGTGTCGGGATGGAGTGCGTAGGAGCCGACAAGAGCCCGCACATTGCGAATCAGATGCTTAGCCAATGTCCGAGTCCTCCGTTACTGGCGGGCCTAGCGTCTCTGGCGGGGCGAACCCGAGCGAGGCGGGGACCCGGGAGGGACGGTCTAAGTAGCCAATCGCCCTCCATTTTGCGGCGCGCACCGGGTCGACACGCATCTTCTTCCCGGACAGCTTGCCAGCTGCCGGTCCAAGCACTACATCGACAAGTCCGTCGCCTTTCGGCATTCATATCCTCCAAAGGTCGCCACCGGAGAACCGCACAGGGATCCGGCCTAGGCAACTCTACCGAGACACTGACGATAACGTGTGACCCAGGGGGCTACCCCTTGCTCTTGGCCTGCCCACGCGACAGCGAATAGGCAACAACGCTGCCAAGGACTGGCCACAGGTCCAGCACGTCCCCCGTGGAAATCCTCCCCATCGCAATGAGGAGGGTGATTGCAACCACCACTAGGGCGGTCATCCAAAACTCACTAGTCTTGTATCCTGGTTTTTCTGTCATTGAGCACCCCGATTTTCTGGGTATCCCGTTCTAGTAGGACGCGATGTTCAGGTAGGGAACGTGGACCTGCCACATGAGCCACTCGTCCTGCTCAGGATCGCCGGCCATTTCGGATGGTTCGCCTAGCCAGACTGTCCCGGTCGTTTGGTCTCGATAGATGGCAGCAGCAGTATCTGCCCAACGGCGCAGCTGATCGACACTCCCTGCTCTCTCGATGAAGAGGCTGACCACGATAAACCCGCGCTGTTCGCGAGAGCCGCTCGACCCCATCGTGGTCTGCGAAGCGACAACTGGGACGTCTTGATATCTCACCCAGCCGGACGGCGACGACGAGCTTCCGGTTGGAGGAGGGGGCGTAAAAGACCTCCCTGGCCACGCGATGGGTGTGGCTGTCCACTCGGACGCAAAAAGCGCACGCAGGGCGTTCGAGGTCGCTTCAAAACCCACTAGAAGCCCTCTCCCATAGACTCCGCAGCAATCTTTCCCATGAACCTGCCCGGCCCATGGACACCACCTTCCTCAATCTTCCTGGCGTAGTCCTGGTTGTTCACGATCCAAGTACTGTCGCCTGGGCGCATACCGGCAAGAACCGAGGCAGTCTTCACCGGGCCCTCCCGCGGGTGCGGGTCGTTTGGTTTGAAGGTTGCCGGAGAACCGACGCTGGAGACCCATGAGCCGACTAACTGTCCAGTCTTGACCGGAGTCAGCAGCTGGGCCACATACAAGACCTTGCGGTGGACTCCTCTGTGGCTGGAAGCAACAAAGTCTTCAACATCGGCTACGAGGTCCTCCGACCAATTCGCAAACCCTGAAAGGTTACTTGACACTAACCCACTCCAACCGGCATACGAGTGAGCCGGTGGCCAGCGAATACCACCCAGCCGGTCAGGCCGCTGCCCGGGCTGATGGAGTTTACATAGAGGATGTTCAACCCAACACCATCAACAATCAGCGTGTCGAAGTTCGACGGCGCGTAAGTTACTCCCTCCGCACTCAAGACGAGCTTTCTGTCCCCTCGCTGAATCATAGTTCCATCGATTAACCCATCCGGAATGGAGGCGAACGACGAGTAGAAAGAGTAGTCAACCGACGCAGCGACCGTGACAGCAGTATCATCCGCTGCGTTCGCCGCAAGCACCGGCAGGATCGAGACTGACGCCAGAGCGTTCCCGGTGGCGCGCACCTCGTTGGTTACGACGTAGGTTGTTGCGTCCCCGGCGATGGTAAGCGTCAAGCCCGGACGCAAGGAACCAGAAAGCGAGGCGGCATCGAGATTAACGGATGTATCACCGGCTGTCGCTGCTCCGTTCAGGGCTAGCGTCAGGAGCGGGTCGTCAGTCGTCGGGTTGAAAAGCTCACACCTCTTCCTGACAACAACCGTCCTGTCGTCACCAAAGTGGCGGGCAACGCGAGCGACAGATCGCTTCAGCCTGGCCTGAAAGGACACCTTAGGCCCTCGCGAACTTCCCCGGCGCAGCGAGCAACCGCGAGACCCATCTCATGACTTCGCTATGCGGATAGCCGTGAGTCCCCGGGCGATACTTGATACGCCCGGACGGAGACCACTCCTCGGCAACCCCGGCCAACGGTTTTAGCGTATCTAGCGTGCCAGCCGCGGATAGTTCAGCCGCCTCGAAGCTGGCGTACTTCCACTCGGATGGGATCTCGTTGTAATCGATGGGCCCGTTGGTGTCGGAAAAGCGGGCGTCGACCCGCGGCCAGGTCAGCGCTTGCCTGATCGAGAGCGAGGCATAGAGACGCGTTCCTGGCAACTTGGACTCGAACGAGAGGTTGACGTGCTCGGTCCCAATCAGCAGATGTTGCTCTTTGAGTGCGTCCGTCGCTAGCGCGTTGAAGGAGGTCTTTCCACGCGCTACGAGCCAAGTGGCACAATTGGCGATGGTATCGAAGACCTGCGAGTCGGCCTTTCCGCTTCCGTCCTCAACAATCAAGCTCATCTACTCGGCAGTCCTTCTCTTAGGCGGCCTCCCGCGTCGTTTCGGAGTGGGCGTCAGGGAAACTGCCCGTGCGACCTTAGCCTTAGGGACAAGGGGCGGCGCTGGAACAGCCTCCGCTTTATCTCCCTCGTCCGGAAAAACATCCCTGCCACGCACACAGTCGATTATGAAGTTGATGGCCCTGCCTTTCTTGATCTCACTCTCACTCCACTGAGTGTACGCCAGCGGGGCCATGGATGAGATAACCACGCGCTGGTCAGGAGAGGCCGCGTCATCCAGCTTCCAGATTTCGTCAGTAGAGAGCGCCCCGTAGGGAGAGGGACCAAAAGAAAACACAGGGACGCCGCGGAAGAGTGCCTGGATTCCTGCTGTGCTGTTGTACGTAACTGCACACCACGCCCTCGAAAGGGCGTCGTCGAGCGACTCGATCTTCGGAACGGAAACCAATCCGGCCAGTGCCGGGTGAAGGTTGAATTCAGGGTGCGGCCGCCACCTGATGGGCCGCTTGGTGTAGCGCCTCAGGTCAGCGAACAACTTGTCGTAGAATACCCTCAGTTCGTTGTCGTTCTTCCCGTGCTGACTATCGCTCCCAACCTGGCCGAGGACGAGCACTTCCGGCCCCCGAGACTCGAACGGGGACCAATTGCCAGTTAGCTTGCGGAGTCTCTCCCCGGCAGTGCTGATCTTTGGAGACCATTCGTGTGAACCAAGAGACAGGCGATGGTACCCAGGAACCCGGAAATGGGGCATGTCAGCGACTACCACCGGGACGCCGGCCCGCAGGTAGGCGTCCCTGACAACCCCGAAGCCTCGACGCAGGCCATCGGTAAAGACCAGGTCAAACTGCCTCTCCACTTGGTCTTCAGTGAAAACGTTGCCGTTGCGAAGCGAGAACTTCATACGAAGCTCTTTGAAGCCGAGGGCGAGGAGGTCAACCACCTCGCGCCCGTACTTCCCGTACATACCAATCATGAGGCCCCCTTCAGAAAGAACCCTGGGCGCGACGGAGTAGACCAAGGAGGCAAAGCCACCCCGCCGCGCCCAGCGGCGTCAGTCAGACTACTGGGTGACCAGACGAACGCCCGCGGCGTTCTTGTAGCTGGTGACCGCGAGATCCCAGTTGGTCGTGGTTCCGAGCGCCGCATCGGTCGGGTTTGCGGCACCGTTGGTGATGTCCCACTGGAAGCCCTTGACCGCAGCATTGAAGGCGTACTCACCCTGCACACGGTAGACAAGGTTTTCGAGGCCAGACACCGGCATTCCGATGATTTCCCTCGACTCAGACTCGGTGATGACGATAGCGTCAGGCACGAGCCCAAGGGTGTTGAACGTGTCGGTGAGCGAACCGTTGGCATCGGTGAGCGCCGGGGCATCGATCACGACCACCGGACGACCGAAGATCGGCACCTGGCCGCGCTGAATGACAAGTCCGCCGATCTGGAAGACGTTGTCAGTGATCGCCTGGCCCAGAAGGTCGTGATACACCTTGCTGTGCATCACCCAGCAAGCAACTCGCCCGCTGAAGTCGCCGAGCTTGGCCAGCGCAGCGTTGAAATGCGCGTGGGTCGCGGTCTTCGTGGATAGCCCGGTTGCGTCGTACACGAGAGACGACTGCCCTTCGAGCGCGGCCTCGCCGCAGATCAGGGCCGTGTTCAGGAGATCCTTGGCCTGCTCCTGGGCAACCTTCTGACCGAGGATAAAGCTCATCTCGCCCCAGTCGGTGCCGATCTTGCGCCAGGCGTCGAGGGTCTGGGCGACGGGACCAATCTTGCGGTTGATCTTGACGCTCACGAACTCGCCCTGCGTCATTGCCAGGTCGGTCGCGGCAGTCACGGCAGTGACGTCGCGCCGGGTGATCAGGTTGGAGATGCTCTTGAAAAACGCCTCTTGCTCGTAGCGGCCGACTAGGTCGCGCGGCACGAGACGGATCGTTCCGTTGGATGCGTCGTTGAAGCCGACGGCAACCTGGTCGAGACCCTCCCAGACCCCAGACCAGAACTGCTCTTCGTAGAGAACGAAGTCAGATGCCTTACCAATAGCCATTTTGTATTACCCCTCCGGAAGACTACGAAACTTCGCGCCCCCGTGCTTGTCGATGAACTCAGACTTTTCGCGGGGAGTCATGGACTTTCTCGTCCTCCCAAGAAACTGACTCGCTGACGGCTTGCTCTGGTCACCAGCCCCGCTTCCTACTGCCTCGTCCCTAAGGAGGAGATCGTCTCTGCGAGGGTGTGCCAAAATCATTGAGAAGAGTGCTTCGTCAAACTCCGCGACCTCCCCGGGCTTCTCCCGGCTGTAGATCACATTCCCGTCGCCGTCACGCCCAACCACCTGCTCCCCCTCCACCGAAAAGCGGGGGCCAAAAAGGGCTTCCGCGGCTTCCGGAATCAGGTTCACTTGCTTGGTCAGGAAATCGGAAGTGTCGAACTTTCTGCTCACGAGGAGCTTGTAGATCGTCCCTTCTTTGGCTTTCAGAGCCGCCTCTCTCTCGGCAACCTTCTCCTCCCAGGTTTTTGAAGCTTTTGCAAACTTCTGCTCCCAGGCGGAACTAACCTCGGCCTTTAGCTTCTCGACACCACTAGCGTCGAGCAATTGCTTCTCGTCCATCAGTGCGACGGTATCTACCGCACCTCTCGCGTCCTCTGGAGTGATTTCTCCAAGGGCCGTGGTCCATTGCTCCAACGACCCCTTGAGCTTTTCTGACTCCTTGCGGAGCGAATCGCGCTCGTCCGACACCCTCTTGATGGTCGAGATCGCCGACTTTGCATCGAAGGCGACTTCCTTGCCGTCATCGTGGACGTAAACGGGCATCCCGTCGCGGACCACAACCGCACCATTCTCGTCAACTTTCAGTTTCAAAGAACTGACTCCTTTAGCGCATCTCGCGCAGCAGACCGACAGCCACGAGCATCTCGCTATCAATCATCGACTCTGTCGACAACTGAAACCGCGCAAGTGGTCTGCATTCAAGGCGCGGACACACGCCGCGCACCGCTAGTAAGCTAACCTGCGCCTAGCTTCCGCGTGTAACCCGGCGAAAGTGCGACAGGGCCTGATCCCATGCGGCCGCGAACTCCTCGTCCCGCTTTCTTGCGCGGTAGGCCCCCTCACGCGAAATCCTTGCCAACTCACATGAGATTTTGACTGTCCCGTTGAGTCTCAGCCACTCAAGAAACGGCCTTTTCCAGTCGTACGACTTGTGGATTGATGGGATGCCCAGGTTCCTACTCCATGCCACCGTCACCGCCGTCGGTGGCGGGCGTGGGCGCCGTCTCCTCCGTGGCGGGCTCGGATTCAGCAAGAATCCGCTTCATGTCGTCGTCAACATCGAACTCGTCGGGGATGATTCCAAACTTCTTTGCGATACTAAGCAAACCCTCCCTAGAGAGATCCCTCGCGCCTCTCATCTGGAGCAGGAACTGCTTATCAACTTCGGAGTTAGGATTGAAGCTGTAATCGTCCTGCATCTCGATTGCCGATGTCCCCGGCCAGTCGGCGCGGGACATCCATCGAGAGCTGAACTCCATTGCCAAGTCGATCGTATCTTTCAACGACAAGGCGTATGCTTCAAGTTGGTTGTCCACGTTTTCTTGGTCGATCAGACGCTCGGTTGCAGTGACGAGCTGGCCGCTCGACGGCTTGCTCATCAGCGGCTGCAAGCCGAGGAGCAGGATCCTTGTCTCAAGCTCAGTGATATCCCCCTTGAGGAGCCGTAAGCCATTACCTGACACTTCGAGCCAGTACGGTCGCGAGTTCTCGCTGGGGGTGAGGATGGTCCGCATCGCGCCCATGGCAATTCCGGAAGCTTCGAGATCCTGGAATCCGGGCAGCGCGAGCGTGGGGACACCAGCCGAGTAGTGCATCGTGTTGTCGAAGTCACTTCTCTTGTACCAGTGCGACCACTGGAGCCAAGCGAGGTCCTCGAACTCCGGCTCGGCATCCATGTACCCAGAGTAGTTCGCATAAAAGGGGACCAACGGGATGTCCTTGATCGGGGGCATCTCATGGCTCTCCGTCAACACCCATCGCGCCTTTTCGCCGCGCTCAGCAAGGAACCTCCACACCTCGTAGGAGCAGACATCCGACACGGCGCCGTCGGACCGCTCGACACCGGAGGCATAGTAGACCCTGATCGCCTGCTCAGTTGACTCTGCCCAATGCCCGCCCTCGCCGCCGCTGACGACCTCGTCAAACGTAATATGGACACGCAGAAGCCGAGGGGAACCGATAGAACCGAAAACGAAACGGAAGATCCTGGACGGGTCAATCATCGTCCAGTAGGGGCGAGCCGAGGAAGATCCGGCAGAGGTTACGATCCTCCGCCCCGAGACCGTTTCCCTTGGAGGCGCACCGTTTGTGTGCAGATCCACGAAGATAAACGAGATTCCGTTGGACAACCCGCTCTTGAAGAGGTCCCAACAGAAACGGTGCATGTTCCTGCCAGTCAAGTCGATATCGTCAGCGATCGGGGAGTAGAAGTCAGGGGCAGTTGGGCTCAGTCGGAGAGGCTTTCTGAAGACTTTTCCAGCAAGGAAGTCGATCGTCCTCTTGTAACCGTTGTACAAAACGCTTCTGGCAAGCCTTTTCCGGTAGTCGTCGTCGTCCTCCTGCGACTCACGCGGCAGCCACTCCTCGCCGGCTTCCCGCATTGACGAGGTCCCCCCGAGGAGGTCCCTGTGGATCTTGCGCTTGGACTCTAACTCGGAATACCTAGCCGAGGGAGTCGATACATCCCACTTCTTTTCTTCAGCCATTTACCAGGGTAGCCTCCGCAAGTGCCTGAGGAGCTTTCTGCCCTCGATGTGGTTGAAACAATCAGCCGCCGCATCGACGATGTCATCCGAGTGCCCGTCAAGGCCGTCGAAAGAGTGCAACTCAGAAAGCGCCATTTCGTTCCAGTCTCCCTGCACAAGGAAAACCCTGCCGCCTACCCCGTCTGCGGAAGGCTCAGCGGCAGAAGCGAGCGGTCTCGCCCTCGTCATCTTGCTGCCGGTAGGCCTTGACACTGTTACACGGTACCCTCTGAGTAGCCTCAACTTGGAAGCTACCTCGCTCTTTCCGGCCGCGCCAGGGTCCTGAGGGACCGAGATGGTCACCGCTTTACCGTCTTCTTCGGCGGTACGCAGGATTAATTCGTCGACTCCGGCTGGGGAGAGCTGTTTCCTAACCGTATCTATCCAAAAGATGTTGCCATCCTTATGCCTCCCCATAAGCACGCCGGCCGTGTGGTCCCCACCGTCGGCTGTGGCGCCCAGGTCCCAGGCGCGGCACATAGATACCATCTCATTTAGGGGCGGACACATCCCTTGACGATTTTCGCCGTCCACGTACGGAGCCACCCGGTGGAACCACCAGCGCTTAAACATCCCTCCGCCGGTCGCTGGCCTCGGTTGCTGCTGGTGGAGAGCTGACCAGTAATATTCGCCAACGATGCCCTTCGTAGAGAGAGACTTCTCAATCGGGGTAATGGCGGGGCAGAGCGGCTCACCAGGCAACCTCCAGTCGGGCACCAGATAACAGTTTCTGGGAGCCTCCGGAGAGTCGTAGATCTCCGGGAGGATGACGCACGTCCAGGCCTGCGCTGCGTCCTCTGCGGCCCGCTGTAGAAGCCACCCGCCAAGGTCGTTCTCGTCCCACCTCGTCTGCACGTGAATCTGAGCGAGCGGTGGACCGTGGCGGTTCCAACGATTAATCCAACTCGACCTGTACCAGTTCTGGTGCTTCCTCTGGACGGTCGGTGACGCCCCTTCGAGGTCATTCTTCACGGGGTCGTCGATCACCAGCATCGAAGCCGGCTTTCCAGTCTGCCCTCCCGCGACACCGGTTGCCCAGAGGCCACCGCCCTCTGGGGTTCTCCAGTTCCGAATCGCCTGGGCATCCTCCATTAAGACGCCACCGGCAGACTCGTAGTACCCTCGCGCGTCCAGGGAGATTTCGTTAGCTAGGTCTGAGTTGTAGGAGGCAAGGCCGACGCGAAAGGACGGAAACCGCTCCAGGTGGTAACCCAAGATCATCCGCACGAACTGTGACTTTCCGAACTGCGGCGGGGCCGCGATGAACAGGCGAGAGATCTCCCTGTCGACCAGCTTCTGTCCCCACTCCGCCAGTACCTCGCAGTGTTTATGCCAGACATAGTCCGGAAAAACGTGCCTGACGTAGTCGCGGAACGACCGCGCCTGATCGGGCCGTTGGTCCAGGTCGTAGAGTGCCTGGGCAGCCATCGCAGCTGCCTCAGCCCTAGGGTTCATCCTCAGCCTCCGGCGTCACCGGGCTGGCGCTCGCCCAGATCTCGATCTCGCCCGAGATCACTTTCGACGGGTCCTCTCCCTTCACGATCCGTTCAAGGAGGTCTTTTCGCCCGATCTGACGGAGCTTGTTGATGATCTCGGTATAGCTGAGACCGATCGAGGCCCGTTCGGAAGCGTCCAGACCGAGAAGCCTGGCTTCCCGGCTAAGCGCCTTGAGAATGATTTCTGCGGCCTTGGTGTCCCCGGCCATGGCGGCGTTGAACTGGGCGTCAATTATCGCGCCAGTAGTGTCCAGGTGCCTCTGAATAGTTTCGTAAGCGTCGGTAGCAACAAGCTGGCTAGCCTTACTAATCAGGCGCGTTACCCTGGCGTATACCGTAGACGGCGAAAGGCCGACCTTTTCGGCTATCTCAGCGTAAGTGGACCCGTCTCTTCTTAGCCGAAGGATCGTGGACGATTCTTCCAGCTTTTCCAGGCCTTGGAAAATGTCTTTTTTTCTACCTCGCGCCACAGGCGAAGGATTGTATCACAAGTAGCCCTACCTGCAGTTGGCACAGAGGCTCTTGATTTCATCGCTCAGGCGCCTCTCCATCTTTGCGGCCTCTGTGGCGGTGAGCTGAGATCCCTCCAGCACCGTGATTCTTTCCGCGAGTGCTTTGTCCGGGTGGTTGATACGATGGTCGACCTGGGAAGCGACAATCTCGCGGAGGGCGGCGTTGATCTCACCTCTCATGTCTGAGACCTGGGCGGCAAGTGCTGCAACCTGGTAGTCTGTCCCGGACTTCCCAAGGACAACGTCACCCACCTGGGAGATCCCAAACCCCGCCGTTGCGATTACGATTGCAGCTAGAATCTGTCCCCACTTTATGGGGATGCTGACTTCTTGACCCATATTCTCTAACCCTGCCTTTTCTTGGTTGTCCTGGGTACCGAGTTGACACCCACCCGCTGAATGCTACAGTCGTCCTGGTGGCCGCGTTGTGACCCAGGCGAGGTGATGATGGCGAACAGGTTTGACCAGCTGGCAGAGCAGTATACAAGCCCCAAAGGCTTTGTGAGCGGGCACGACCTCCCCCCTAGTAGGTATCTCGTCGGGCTGACCGTGGCGATCCCTTGGGTCACGAAGTTGGGCGGAAAAAGTCCCGAGATGGCTGCCAAAATAGGGCAAGTGGTTGTGGTCGGGCGGTCGAAGGTTATCGTGTCTGTCTCCGGTGTCGGGACCGTAGAAATGCCGCGGGGGGCCCTCTTCTACGTCGACCGCCAACTCGAAGAGGCTCGGGAACTGGCCAAGAGAGATGCAAAGGAAAAAGCTGCCCAGGCGAGAAAGTCCAGTATGGAGGGGTAGTCGGTTGTCCTGGCTAGAGATCAAAACGGAGGACGTAACACCGCGGGACCTCAGTGGTGACCCCGGAGAGAAGCCAAGTGCCGTGGCGGTCTTCGAAAGATCGATCCAGGCGGCCATTAAATACGACATCTGGGTGGCCAGACAAAGGGAGATAGGGAGGGAGGTTACACCACACCTGATGAAAGTAGTAGTCTCCGGCTGGAGGATTCCTTTGATCTTCGGGTTCGCATGGGAAAGAGTCGAGCACAACTGGAGGCAACTTGACAACGATTGCGGTAGTGACTGACGGGGCCAGGCATGCGATAGCATCGGACGGCCGTGTCAGCTACGGAGACACCATTGTCCACGAGGCCGCCTCGAAGATTGTCCGATTCGGCGACGAGGTGATCGTCGGGCTCTCCGGGCACGCCCGATCGCTCCAGATTCTCCAGAGAAGAGCCGACGCTGGATACGTACCGGCAACCGCCCTTGAGTTCGCCGCGTCATTCAAACTGTTGCTGGAGGAGAATGGCTACAACCTAGGCTCACTAGACGACGTGATTCCCTTCTCTGGCGAGGAGCTCGTATATCTCACCACGTCTGGCGCCTGGGTCATCGGGTCCGATTTCACTGTATTTCCAATTGAGTCCTCAGCCGCTGTCGGGAGCGGTGGCCAGTACGCCTCCGGGGCGGCTGCGGCCCTGGTTGCGACAAGTGAGGCTTCGGTTGAGGAGATCGCCATCATGGCTGTTCACATCGCCGGCCAGATGAACTCCGGAACAGGCGGTAACATCCAAGTCGCCGTCCTGGGAGAGTCTCCACTAAGCCCGACCTGGGTTGACGATATCTGACCGGCGGCCTTGCGGGCGCAGCGGAGGGAAGAATGGGAAAGAAAGGGCAGGACCAAACCGAAGTACCGCGAACGACTGGGCTCCTAGAGAGGATGGCAGCGGCCATTACTGTGCTTAACACTCAGCACGTGGTTCTGACCCAGGCTGTTGCGTCCCTGAGTTTGCGAATCACGGCCCTCTCCGAGCAGATGGACAGCAAGGGCATGGCCCCGCCGGCGATCGGCAGCGACCCGGGGGTGAACTGATGACGTTTGCCAAGCGTACGTTCGCTCCACTCGTCATCGCCTTCCTCATGGTCGCCATGACGGTGGCCGTAACGGCGGGAAACGCGCTCCGGGTGCTCCAGTCTCTGTGTCTATGGATGCCGGGATTCGTTGGGCGCCCATTCAACAGGGCAGTGGGAGAGGTGGCCGGCGTGGGGCATCGCTCGGCAATGTTCATCGCAGCGCTGGCAGGGGAGACCTTCACTTGGGCGAAAGAATAGTTCCCCTCACGCCAACCCAGTGGCTGTCCCTGGGGGCCAGGACGGAGACGGACAGGTGGTATGAGGCGCGCTTTGTCATGGCGGCGATCATGAACAGGGCAATCGACCCGAGTCGGATCTGGGTGGAAATCACAAAGAAGTGGCAGTTTTCCGCGTTCAATGAGATGCCAACCGAGGCCCGAAAAACCATCACCGGCGCTAGCGAGTGGTGCCTTGAACATCTCGGGGACTTAATGGGGCACTTCGACGCCCTTGCGCTGAGGGAGTTGTCAGACAAGTACGGAAGGGCGCTGCCGCCTACTGTCATCCTGTTCTGGTCGCCTCAGTCAATGGTTCCGAAGTGGTCCGATCCGAAGTGGAACTGGGACAAGGTTCGGATCTTCAGTGTGGCAGAGATAGACCCTGCGCGATTCAGGTTCGGAGAGATTGTGCGAGAGGGGCACCCCAAGTCTGGGTGGTGGCCTGCGTTGCCAGGGGAGCCGATCATGCCGCGCGCAGGGTCCGCGAGGGCAGAGTCATGAGTGTCTCGGCGCAGCCGTTCCTCGACGAGCACTCAGAGATCATCGATGACGCGATCAGGAAGCTGGCGTTTATTCGGAAGACGCGAGAGCGCGACAAGGCTGACAGAATCCTCTGCGGATTACTTCACGGTCTCGGCCTGGATGACGTAGCTGAGGCGTTCGAGGCCGCCAGGCGACGCCCGCTACGGAGCGGCGGACGCAGGATGACCACAGGAGGTAACTAGAAATGGGCGAGAAGAACAAGGGCAAGGCAGTCGAGATCGTATTCGTCCTCGACCGATCAGGATCGATGGCCCAGATCAAGGGCGATGCGATCGGGGGGTTCAATCAGTTCCTCCAGGACCAGCGGGACGAACCGGGAGAGTGCCTACTATCGCTTCTTCTATTCGACCACGAGCATACCGTAGTTTGCACGGGGACGCCGGTGGGTGAGCTGCCGTACATGACCGCGAAGTCCTTCGTCCCCCGCGGAACAACTGCCCTCTTAGACGCGATCGCACGCGGGGTTGCCGTCCTCAGGGAACGCATGTCAGCCGCCAGCGAGGGGACCAAGGCGCTCCTCGTGATCATGACTGACGGGCACGAGAACTCAAGTAGGGAGATTGACCTCGCCGGAGTCAAGGGTCTCCTTGCCGGGTGTGACGACGAGGGCTGGCCGGTGATTTACTTGGGCGCCACTGTCGATGCGTTCGACGTTGGCGTCAACCTCGGGGTGTCGGCAGCGACGACGAGCGGCTTCGCCGGCCAGAGCATAATTGGCACGTACAGCGTCATCAGTCAGAAGGTCTCTACGTACCGCTCTACAGGGGACGCTGCGTCACTTAGCTTTAACGCCGAGGATCGCGACGCGATGTCATAGCCGGCCCCTGCGGGCGCAAGGTGCCGCTTCGGGCTCATAACCCGATTGCGCCAGGTTCGACTCCTGGGCCCGCAACCACCAAAGTGGAGACGCTTGACTGCCGCGCTGGAAACCGGTATCTTCGGCGAGTGAATTCTAGCAAGGACTTCAAACCGGTGGCCATTCAGGCGATAATCGGGATCGACCCTGGCAAGACCGGGGCCATCGCTCTCCTCCACGGTTGCGGCTGCGTGTTCGCCTCCCTAGTGGACACTTCTGACGCGGGAGCCCTGCTCTCTGTGCTGTCCCTGGTGCATGTGGCAGCGGGCGCCGGAGCGGTGTCCGAGCCTCCGGTCTGCGCCATCGAAGCGGTCCACTCGATGCCCGGCCAAGGCGTTGCCTCGACCTTTGCATTCGGTGAGAGCGTGGGCGTCTGTAGGGGGGTTGCAGAGGCCCTCGGGATGGACGTTGTCAGGGTCCGGCCGCGCGAGTGGCACGCTGTGGCCCTGGTCGGCGTTGATACGCCGTGGCGGGGGTGGAAAGTGAACACAGATGGGTTCTTGCCGGCCCGCAAGAAGGCGGCGGAGGCCGCTATGGCCGCCAAGAAGAGAAAAGCCAGGAAGACGGCGGTTCTCGAAGCGGCCCGCCTTAGGTGGCCGGATGTTGGGCTCAACAGAGTCAAGGATGGAGCGATTGCTGACGCTTTGTGGATTGCTGAAACAGTTCGACTGGGAGGTGAGTGATGGTTAGCGACAGAGAGATTTTCACCGACGCCCTCTCCTGGGCCACTGACCTTCGCCTCCCCAGAGCGGCGATCACGGCGGACGCATTCAGGCCGCTAAACTCCGACGAAGAGGCGGCCGCAGTGACGCTAGGCGCGGCCCTCCCCGGCCCTGTGATTGTGGCGTATAGCTGCTATCACGGCACCACTCGCTGCGTCGTGCAGGGGATTCCGCGTGGGAGTAATCCGTACCTTTTGGTGGGTGAGGCGCGGCGCTTCTGGAAGGACCGGCACAATAGCAAGCGAGGCGAGATGACCGCATTCATTAGGGCGATTACTGGCGACGCGACGCGAGGGGCGGCGAATCGATCGCTTCCAAGTCGGCGAGAGCGACGGCCTGGTCCTCGCGGTCGCTCAGGGGAGACCGCGTGTGTCCCCTTCTGATGGCTCACGTGCAGGGCGACAAGTGCCGGCATCCGAGGAGAAGCGAGCAATGCGCCGCGTGATGATCGACCTAGAAACGATGGGTACCGGGCCGACCGGCGCCATCATCCAGATTGGCCTCGTTGACTTCGATCAACTCGGTGCCTTCGGTAGCACCGCCACGCTTATCAACGTGAGCCTCGAAAGCAGCATGAGGGCCGGCCTCTCCGTCGACGCTAGGACCGTAATGTGGTGGCTTGCGCAGAGCGATGAGGCGCGGGCGGGGCTCCGCAAGGACCGGCAGCCGCTCGTGGTGGCGATGAGGAAGGCAAGGGCCTTCCTGGAGGGTGCCGACGAGGTCTGGTCCCATGCTACCTTCGATTTTGTGATCTTCCAGAACGCTCTACGGGCGCTGGGCATGACCGAGGTGTCCTACCGCGTATCGAGGGACCTGAGGACGCTATTCGCCCTTAAAAAGCCCGCCCCGATCAAGCGGCAAGGGACGCACCACAACGCCCTCGATGACGCCATCTTCCAGGCCGATCTGGTGGCCTGCCTTCTTGACTCCGACGGCAACTTCGTGCTGAAATGATCGCAGCAATCAGCCTCCTCCTCTCGTTTCTCTGCCCGCCGGCCTCTGAGCTGGAACGCGGCGGCTGCCTCGACCTGACTCCAGCGGATGTTGTCTACGTCTATGACGGCGACACGATCTTCGTCGAGTTGCCCGGGGTTCCGCCGCTCTTCTCGCCGATGCCCGTGCGGCTCCTCGGCTTCGATACGCCGGAAATCAGAGGCAGGTGCCTACACGAGAAGGACAAGGCAATCGAAGCGAAGGTCTTCGTAGAGCGCCTCATCTCCGACGCGTCAAACATCCGGCTTTTGAGAGTCCAGCGCGGGAAGTTCTTCCGGCTGATGGCGGAAATGTCCGTCGACGGCACCCAAGTGAAAGAAAAACTCATCTCACAAGGCCTTGCGAGAGAGTACTTTGGCGGGACGAGGCAAGGTTGGTGTGAATAAACTTTCGAATCCGGGAATAATCCGCCGGAAAACTTTGTTGTTCCTGTCGGAACGATACAACCGCCGGTGTGGAGTTAACTCCGATCTTCTCTTAGTCTGTTTCTTACTCTTAAAGACCGAAGGTCCCTAACCAACGCGAAACCGAGTGAGGCGAAATGTCACACCCTGAAAACAGGTACCCGCCGTTCTTCGACACCTTGAATGGATACGAGAAGTTGATGGTCAGGTTCCCGGTCCTGGTCCCGATCTGCATGGCCCTACTGCTGCCGCTGGCGATCGTCTTTGGTTTGTTCGCTGGGGTAGCCGGGTCGGTAGCCGCGTGGGCAGAGGAGGCCGGTGACCTCTGGCGGATGACGCAGGACGAGAGGTGGAAGAGATGAGGGAGAGGGAGTTCGACCCCGAGGCGCACGTCATCGACTACGTGCGGAAGCGGTACCCGGGGACTGCGTCCAGGGTAGACCACGAGAGACGGCCGACCGACGCAATCAGGCTCTTCTGCCGGGCTTGCCAGGGCGGATCGAGGAGTGCCGTGATCACCTGCGAAGTCGAGGCGTGCTTCCTGTGGCCGTACCGCGACAGCTCTGCCGAGGTGACACGCAGCCCCGCCTGCCCGGTTCCCTCCGTCGAAGAGTACTCCCGGATGGCGGGACCGGGCAACCCGGAGAACCTCCCGGCGAGAGAGTGATGAGCGGGAGACCGACAAGGAACTACCTGGCCCGCTTCCTGCGGGAGTGCTTCGGCACCCAGAGGGCCGCCGCAGCGGCACTGGGAGTGAGCGCGGGGTACCTCTCCCGCATGGCCGCCGGCGCGCTTCAGGTGAGCGCACCGGTCGCCACAAAGCTGGCTGAGTTGACCGGCGTCTCCGTCGAAGCGATTTACAACATGTCTGATACTGACAAGGCGCTCCATTTCCACCGAAGGATGATGAGGGAAGAGTATGACTCCACTAACCATTGAGACCATCGCCCGGCGCACCGGACACGGCGCTGACATCATGCGGCAGCTGACCGAGTACTTCTCGTGGGAGTTCGTCGACGTCGAGTGTCACGGGGACCCACGGGAGGTAGAGTGGCTTGGGGACGTCGAGTGTCACGGAGACGAAGAGTGTCACGGAGAGGAGGAGCGTCACGGGGACGTAGGGTGTTACGGGGGCGAAGGGTGCCACGGGGGCGTAGGGTGTCACGGGGACGTAGCTCAACGGTCAGAGCAGCTGGCTGATATCCAGCCGGTAGCTGGTTCGACTCCAGCCGTCCCCACCATTCACGTCGCTGCCTCTGCCTCCAGGCATTGCCCTCGACTCCGCTACGACCTATCCCGGGCAAGCGACGACTACAACGGCAACCCGTACTGCGGCGCAGCCAGTGGCTACACCGCCGCCTCGGCTTTCGGCTTTCCCGACGCACTCGCCCTCTCCCTAGCGATGATGCGTATCGACCCCAGCGGGTGGAACGTCTTCCGTAAGAACCTCGACTCTGGTTCCTGGGTCCCTGTCGCTGCGGTCCACGCCACCGAGCCGCACCCCGGGTACGGCGAGTCCTGGAGGATTGATTTCCACCGCAACGCGGGCGGCTGATACTGCTGACGCTTCGCGAGTGGAGTGAGGAAGCGGTACCTTGATGAGGACCTGGGCTAAAAGTTGCTTTTCTCGGTCGATTCGCGGACGTGGGCGTCGACGCCGAAGGAAAGAAACGCGGGGCTAGGGAGGAAATTGGATGTCGGATTCATGTAGTCCGCTTTTCGGGCGGTTCGAGCCACTCCTAACTGACGCTGATTCGCTTACGAAGAAACAGTTGAGACTGACCCTCACGGCCCTCGAGTTGGCCGAGGAGGGCGGCATAACCGAGGGGTACCTGGCCCTGTTGCTGGTGCAGATACTCACGACCAACAAGAGTCCTGATGGCGACTAGGAGTAACCTGAATGAAGCATCACTGGGTTAATCGAGCTACCTCCCCAGACGACCGTCGATGCCGGTACTGCGGGATGCTGATGAAGAGCGGCTGGATGGGTAAGCGGGGCGGCTGGGTCACCCTATTCAAGGGGACCGGAGAAGACGACCAGTGGGGAAAGGCCAAGCCAGTCCCCACCTGCGTCTCTCGGGTCTCCGAGGATGGTGGCGAACCATTCGGAGTTCCCGAATAGTTGCCCTTCTAGAGGAGTTGATAGATGAAGTTCGAGTGGCACCCGGGTATCATCGACGCCCATCGGCGGGTCTACGAAAGAGAAGTTGCCGTAACGAAACTCATTGCACTGGGTGTCAGTGAGCCCAACGCGAGAGACCTGGTGAGGACCGTCGAATGCATAGCGCACCTCACGGCAGACTCACCGCTGGACGCGTGGGGTGACCCAGTGAGGATGACCGCGAATCGGAAGACGCCCAGTCGGCCTGTGACGTGTGCTGAGTTGAGGGAGAAACCGAATGAGGGGTGGCCATGAGTGATCAGCCGGAACGGTCTGCACGGACAGAAATGTTGCTTCTTCGGACGGAGTCCGAACTAACGGAAAAGCTACTCCTTCGGGCGGTGTCGTGGTACGAGGCGGAGATTGAAAGACTGGAGGGCGAGAACCGGAAGTTTCGCGACTGGATCCTGTGCGCCAGGCGTAACGCGGTGGATGGCCTCAAGCCGGACGCCGATGGCATGTTCGCCGAGTTGATCTTGACGATGTCGTGCCTGCGGGAGTACGTATCAGAGGAGGAGGAGCGAGGATGAAGGTCGGGCGGAGAGGAAGGTTGTTATGGGCCGGAAGCGCCACAAGTGGGTCTATCGTCTATTGCTGTCGACCGATCGCCGTTGCAAGCGCTGTGGGCTGATGGAGAAAGGTGGGCCATGGGGGCCAGAGCGTGGTTGGGTGACCCTGTACAAAGGGCCGTGGGAGGACGACAGTCAGTGGCGCGAGAGCCGAGGTGGTGTGCCGGTGTGCGAGCCGGACGGTGGCGATGGGTAGATGGGTCGTCTCCTCGTCGTCGTCTCGATCGGCTCTCGACATCGTCGACGGCCGTGGCGCATTCACCAAGTTCGGCCCGCACTACTCCAGACGGACCCCTGGGTCAAAAACCTTTACAGGTGTTGGGCAAGAAGTTGTGCTCGTCACGGAGTGTGGGCGAGCTGTGTGGGCTGTAGTGAGGCAGCGCACGCCGGCGCGTAAAGGTACGGGGTCGTCACGGGGAAGAGCGACGACGACGGACGGTAAGGTCACCACCGTGTGGCGCAATATGATGTTCAGAAACCTAGGCGCAGGGCTGTCGTCAGATCTGATCCGAGAAGCGGTTTCAGAGACGTACAGGCTGTGGTTGGCCAAGTACGGAGCCACCCCGGAAGAACGTCTGCGTACCGAGGTCGATTGCAAGAAGGTGCTGTCTAGCAACCCCGGTTATTGCTACCTGAAGGCTGGGTGGGAGAGGGGCGATGTGCGAAGGGGGAAACTGATCTTGTGGGCACCTCGGTCATGACGGCCATGACGACGGGTCGTGATTGGTAGTATGGTCTACTACAACGAAAACGACCCGTTCGCCGCCGACTGGTTGGAGAGGCTCATCGACAACGGTCAGTTGCCACAAGGGTGGGTGGACAGGCGAGACATCCGCGACGTGGACCCCGAGGAGGTCGAACCCTTCTCCCAGTGCCATTTCTTCGCGGGAATCGGCGGCTGGCCATTAGCACTGGCGCTGGCGGGGATGACCGATGTCGTAGGGCTGTGGACGGGAAGCTGTCCATGCCAGCCATTCAGTGTCGCAGGGAGAGGAGCAGGAAAGGATGACGACAGACATTTGTGGCCCGATTGGAGAGGCCTCATCGCCAAGTGCCGACCTGCAACGGTCTTTGGAGAGCAGGTTGCGAGCCCGCTTGGAAGGGCGTGGCTCTCCGCTGTACGTGCTGAGATGGAAGAGATGGGATATGGCTTTGGGGCCGCCGATCTGTGCGCTGCGAGCGTTAGCGCGCCCCATGTTCGTCAGCGATTGTTCTTTGGCGGTCGGTTGGCCGACGAGCAGGGCGGGGGACGGGGCGAAGAACGCCCGCACCATAGAGGGGAGCCATCGAGAGGTCGAGCGGAAAGGGGCACCGGAAGACTTGAGTCAGGCGGCAGCGCTGACAGTGGCGACCGGTTGGCCAACGCCGTGCGCGAACGACGCCGGCAGTCACCGGAACGCCACGGCGAGGAGGCTGCCGGGGAGCAAGGTGGGCAAATACGGCGTGACGTTGACGGATGCGGCGACGATGGCCGTGGCCGGGTGGGCAACGCCAGCAGCCCGCGACCACAAAGACACTCCGGGGATGGCGACTGTTGCGATCAACAAGGACGGTTCAGTGAGGTCGAGGACGGACCAGCTACCGCGGCAGGCGGCAACGGTAGCGAACGGCAAGAAGCTCGGCGTCATCCTGACCAGTCTCAGCTTGCAAGCGACCACGGCCACTGGGCCAACTGCGACTGGGTCCTCTGTCACGACCCTCGAGGTCCCCGATGGCGTCCAGTTGAACCAGGATCATTCCCGTTGGCTGCAAGGGTACCCGGCGACGTGGGGCGGCTGAGAGGCTGGGGCAATGCCATCGTACCCCAGCTCGGAGCGGCCTTCATCACGTCCTTCACCGAGGCGGCCAGTGGCAATGACGGGTCATGACGGAACAGGGAGGATGACATGATGATGACAACCTCGACCGAGGTCGATTGGCTAGAAGTGGTGGCGACTGCGGGCGTTGAACACGAGGACAAGCGGGTCAGATACGTCGTTGTCCAGATCGACCGCGACGACTGGCTCGATGCCCGCCGGATCTACGCTGCGAGAGAGGCCGGACGAGCGACCGGTAGTGCAGTAACGGATGGAGAACGATATGGCCACACGTGAGCAGCTGTTGGAATTGAAACCTGGTGATGCCGTCCGCAACCTCGGCACCGGAGACGTCTACCTGGTGACCTGCTCGGCTACGGAAAACCAACCCGCAATTGCGGTCCGCTGGATCGAAGTAAGCAACGAGCAGGAGTGGGCGCTGGTCTCCCGGGGCGGCCATGAATCGGGTGTGCCCGTCTATGGATCGCCAGGTAATCGTTAGGTGGTCTGGCCATTGGGAGAGGTTTTTCTGAAAAATTCTGGTAAATTTACTACCGCCTGCGCCGGAGGCGCTCAGATTTCCTAGGGGTCCCCCCCCCTCTAAGTCCTTTGCGTTCAGTCACTTGCGCTCAGCCCCATGGTATAGCACCCCGTATATCACTCGCCTGTCGGGTCGCAGTTTTCGGCTGGCACGGTTTTCGCGTCTCGCAGGGTCTGATATACAACCATGCCGGAAAAGCTGGCATGGTCCTTTCCCGGGGGCCCGTTTTGCGCGGACCGATATACAGCGCCCTGGGAGCCCGGTAGCAGGCCTGGGAGCCCGGTAGCAGGCCTGGGAGCCCGGTAGCAGGCCTCGTGGCCCGGTAGCAGGCCTGGGAGCCCGGTAGCAGGCCTGGGAGCCCGGTAGCAGGCCTGGGAGCCCGGTAGCAGGCCTGGGAGCCCGGTAGCAGGCCTGGG